AAAGCACCATTATCTTCACCTACTAAACCTATAAAATTATCTTGATTATTATAGTTATTTCCATATCCAGCATATCCTAAAGAAGTAATAACATCATCAGCTAATGATAAAGGAACACCTTTATCTAATTGATTTGTAGTATTTAATTTTTCTGTTACTGCTTTTGTATACATCCATAGCTCATCAAATGACTGACCAGCCATATTTACAAAATCTATATAATTATCATTATCATTATTTTCTTTAATAAATTCTGGAATAGTAAACCATAACCAATTTTGATTATCATAATCATATAAAGAAGCAGTTAATAATGCTCCACCATAATATTGATTATTTTCAACGTCACTTCCTAACCAAGTTAAAGCTTCTACAGAACTAGTAGATAATAATTCTAAAGGAAATTTAGATCCTGTTTTTGGATAAGTATCTGAGCCTGTATTATAATATTGGTAATATTCAAACCCATCAAAATTAGCTATTTCATTTTCTATTTTTGTATATAAAGAAGCTATACTAGAAGATATTTGAGTTACACCAGCATTAGAACCAGTAGTTATACTTAATGTTGTTATGTCAGCTTCATAAGCTTGTATATTACCTACTTTTTCATAAAAATTTTGTACTCTTGCTTTAGCAGAGGAAAAATTAACAAATTCATCAAATGAACCTGTTGAATAGTTTGGAGTCAAAACAATTCCATCTTGTTTTAATCTATTTAATAATTGGTCTTTTGAACCAGATGATTCAGTACCTAATAATTCGCTTTTATTTTTGTAAGTAGTAGAATTATTTACAAAATCTTTTATTTTTAAATTAGTATTAGGCCCTTGTAATTGTATTACATCATCTAAATTACCTAGGTCTTCTATATATTCAACTTGAAATGCTTTAGATTCTGCTGTTTTGGTAACAACATATAATTCATCTAGTAACTGGTATTTTATAGGTAAAGGATCAAATAACTTAATTAAAATAGAAAATTGTTGATCTTCTGAATCGGTTGAAGGTACTGATAGTTGTGTATTAACTCCTATATGATATTCATTTTGACCAAAAGAAATATAAAACTCATCAAAAAATTGAGCTTGATCTAATTTTCTAGCTAATGATAAATAACCACCTTGAATTTGAGTATTATTTTGGTAGTTTGTTTTTAACCTTATTTCTGTTCTATCTGATGATATTTCTGCTAAGTAAAAAGGATTATCAATAGAAGAACTTAATTCATGATTTACAAAATTATAAACACCAAATAATTTACCTGTGGTGTAACCTGCATTATAAACATCTTCTTCTGGGTTTAATGCTATTATATCAGTAGTAGTTTGAAATTGTGTAGAATTATTTCTTTCAGATTCATAGGAATTATCCCTATTATACAAATTAGTATTAGTTGTCCTAGGTTCTGATACTTTACCTGATGGAGATGCTCCTGGGGTGTTGTTAGATATTATAGAATAATCTGTAAAATTATATTCTGAATATTGAATATTTTTATTGGCATCATAAACATAAAATTCTATATTATTTAAATCCTGAGTAAATGACCCAGAGAAAGATTGCATAGGAATTACAGTTTGATTTTGTAATTCAAAACCATCAGTAAATAATTCTGATGGGCTAATTTCTGCTAATGATGCTGATATTGATATCATATTTTAAAATTTAGGCATTCCTGGGTTAGCATTATTTCCTCCACCTGGTCCAAACGGATTAGGAGGGAGAGGATCTCCTCCTGTATTTTGTATAGATTCATCAACAAAACCTTGTGTAAATCCTGGTATACCACCACCGCCTCCACCACCGCCACCTCCGGTGCTTCCGCCTTGAGATGGAAGAGTACTTCCATCACTAGTAGTTCCTAAAAGATCTGAACTTGAATTAGATTGTTCTGCTCCTAAATCAGCTTCTTGTTGTAATAAATCTTCTAAACTTCCAGCTTCACCTGACTGTCTAATTGCTTGATCTAATGTTGTTTTAACTCCTAACAATTCGTTTATATCTAATTGTAACTGTAAATTTTCAGCTCTTAAATCTGTTATTTCTTCTAACAAAGCATCTATTTGTTCCTGATTTTCAATCACATTAGAATATGCTGTACTTTCAACTACTAAATATTCATGTGAATTAATAGGACCAAATTTTGGTATTTGATAAAATAAATTTTGGTATATGTTAAAAAAATCATTTACGGTAGCCAAGTTAGAATCAAAAAAACTTAAATCAGGTGGATCTTGATCTAATTGTGTAAAACTAGTATCAATAGTATTATTAAAAGCTGTTTTATTAAAAACGTCTCTATTTAATATTATTTGCTCTGCATTAGTTTGAGGAGCAGAAATATTAGTAGCTGCGGGGATAAATCCTGTCCTAGGTTCAAAATCTCCTTTTAAAGACAGAGGTTTAGTAGGAGCTTTTGATACTCTTGAAACTATTGTTTTTGCACCACTCGATTTACTTGATTTACTTCCGTACGCCATTATCCATTTATTACTTTAAACATTATATCTTCATCATATATTTGTGTAGTACCATCTAATTTTGTTTTAATTAGTATAGTATAATATCTTTCCGGTTCTAAACCATTCATATACACATCAAAATAACTTGATGTAGCATCAGCACTAATATTAGTATATTTGTCATCAAATTCTATTACAAATTCATTTGTATCAGTATCCTTTATAGCATATGAAGATGAATTTTCTGGCAAATAGAAATTAGTTGTATATAAAGATGCTGTTTGAAATACTACATCTGGGTATTTTGGTATAGCTGCTATTCTAAATCTAGCTACACTTCCAGAATAATAGGTACCATCATTATTATAAATTGACATAAATGACTCTTGAGAACCTAATATTTTATTTGTTGAAGATCCTGTTGTAAAGTAATAATCCTCCCATTTCATATTTAATAGTGGTGGATATATTGTATTTGTATCTACAGAAAAATATCTAAATGTAGCTGTTGTATTTAGATTATTTATAAATTCTTTAGAACTTGATTGTTTAACTAAAAACCCATCATTAGGGAAACCTTTAGCTGCATCTACTAAAGATGCTGTATACCATGTTTTTATATAGTTTGTTACATCTACTTTTACATCAATTGGGTTACCATATGAAAATACTTGTTCTTTAACAATATCTAATCCTAAAGCTGATCCAGTATACCAATTTCCTCCTCCAGCATTATCTGATGATGAATAAGAAGATGTAGCATACGCTCCATATGTTCCTGATGTTTGCCAAGTTGTAGCTCCGTCAGCATTTGATCCTGAGTAATTTCTAAATATCCAACTACAACCATTAGTTGTAACAGGATTATTTGAAAATTTTCCTGTTCCCATATTCCAACTACCAGATACAGCATATACTTTTAATGTTTGATCCATTTGTACCCCTGTAACAACAGCTGCTGAATTTAATAATTCATATTGTGCTGGTACATCTTCCCAATTTGATCCTGATATTGTAGGTGAAGATAATGTAATTGAAACATCATCTGACATTGGATATGGATCAAATGATTGAGATGGGAATACTAATTTATCTCCTGCTTTATATTTAAATCCTTGTGAATCTAAAGTTCTAATAAAACCTGGTACTGTTACTGTGTGTATTTTATTTATATTAAAATAAAAATGTCTATAATCTGTTGGTCCTGAAAAAGTAAATACACCTGGGTAAGCTGCATCCATTGTAGCTTCTGAAATATATAAATCACCCATTCCACCATCATTTAAAGGACCTCTTGCTACTGGATAATAATCATTAGCTACATATGAAGCTGAACCATTATTTTGTATAACAGCTGATACTAGTGTATTATTTTCAATTGTTAAATTTACTGATGAACTTAATGATGATGTTGTTCTGTTAAGATCAAGATTTCCATCTACATGAGAAAGTATAAAAGGACCATAAGTACCATCTGCGGCTGCAAATCCTATTGGAATAGAACCACTTACTACAGCATCATCTACTATATCAACTCCTGGTATAAAATAACCACTATTTAATCCTACTAGAAATTTTTGTCCATAACCATCACCAAATGAAGATGATGGAACAATTGAAAATTCTAAATTATTATTTACAGCAAGTGTTTGACCTGAAATACCATCTGATGATGTTGGGTAAGTAGGACCTGCTGCCATATCTTGGTCATATAAAAATTCTCCACCTGTACCTACACCTGTATCATTAATTACTAATCTAGTAACACCTGATCCTGATATGTGTTTTTCAACAAAATTATTTATTTCTGTTTGAGAAAATTCAAGTAAATACCTACTAACTTGAGGTTTAGTAGCTTGTATAGCAGTAGATGCTTCTAAAATTTCATCTAACCCAGTATTCATACTTTGAGATATAGTATAAAGTGAAGCATCTTTTGAAGGAAAAATTTTATATATTGCCATAATTTATTTTTTATAATGGTACTACTCTACCTTTAATATCTTGATCTGGGAATTTAACTTCAAATACCATTGGGTCTATTGATGGATATATTACATTATCTATCTCAGCTCCACTTACATCATATGCAAAATCACTATATCCTAAAGTTGTTCCTGTTAAATTAACAATTTCTACATTTTGTACTGTTTGTACACCTTGTACTTTATCTAATAATATAAATAAGTCTTTCATTAATATAGGTTCATTAATTTGCCATTTATCTATAGCAAAATATTCAGTTAATGAATCTATACATTTTGTAATAGTTTCACTATTATTAAAATTAGGGGCAACTATAATATCAAAATTAACCCCAATATTAATTATATAAGCATCCTTTATATTAATAGAATCATTTATCATTCTATATTCTGATAGATAAGTTTGTAAATTTCTTTTTAATAATGCAGATGCCGTTCTTAATTTTTTATTTATATCATAAGATAAAATATATAAATCTAATACTGTTGGTAATTCACCTGCTTGATAATCTCCTATTTTTTGAGGTTCAGCGTGTGCTTTAGCTATAACACCTAAATTAGCAGGCATTGATAATGCTCTAACTAAATAGTCTTGTGTAGTTACAGTTCTTAATTGATTTTGGAAATTACCTAAAGAATTTTGTCTTATTTCTTCTACAGTATCACCATCCATTCCTCCATCTGCTGCTAAAGTATTATTAGATGCTACTGATGAAAATATTTGGTTAGCTAAAGTAGCATTAGGTAAATTAGGGTTTATAAATGTAATACTAGTGTCATCAACTTGAGTTAAAGAACCTGCTTCAACATTAGCTGCTGCTCCTCCTCCTGTTAAATATCTAAATGTTAATGTTGTATTATAAGGTGCAATTCCATAAGTATTTGTAAATACAAAATTTACAGGAGAAAATGCTGTTGTTAGTTTTGTTTTTTCAAATGGTAAACCTAAACCTACATTATCTGGGTTTGGTATAATCTCTTCTGTTGTTGAATTAGTACTACCAGCTCCAAATTGTAACTGTAATGAACCAGAATCCATAAAACGGGTAGCAAATCTTCTTTGTACTGTTTTTAGTTCTAAAATATATGGAACCTCTGTATCTATACTATAATTAGGGTCATTTGTATTTGTATTTCTTATTGAATTAAATACATTTTCTTGTGCTAAGTTAGGAACCTCATACCATTCATTACCATTAGTATCAACACAATCTAAAACACCAATTATATTAGCTGCTTTAATAGTTCTTGTGTCAAATTTAATAGCATTAGTAAATGTAAATTGTTCTGAATTAACAGTAGCTGATATAGCTTTTCTTGTCTTTTTTAATAAATAATAAGTAGGATTAACACCTGATATTTGGTAAACAGATACTACTGTTGGGTCTAACGAACTTGATGCTGAAAAATCAATTGCATCTTCTATTAAAAACTTTTGATTACTATCTGTATTTGAGGTTACCTGAGTGTTTTCTGGTATTAATAATGCATAATTAAAATCTGGCACATAATCACTTCCACTTAATATTGCTGGTACTTGTTGAAAGAAATCTAAATCAACAGTTGCAATAGTAGTTACTTTTGGAACATAACCTAATGAATAAGCTAAAGCATATAAATTAGTAGTTTGCCTAGCTTTTTGAATAAATGTTTCTTGAATTTGATTATCTAAATAAAAAGATAAAACATCACCAACATAAGCAGCCATTTCCATAAATAACATTCCAGTTGATGTTTCTGTAAAGTCATTAAATGTATTTGGAAAATATGTTTTTGAATATTGTATAAGGGAATTTCTAAGTGTATTAAAATCCCTATCAATATATCTTATATCTCTTTCTAATTTAGCCATTATTGTATTAGTATATTTAAATCATCTGTTACTCCTAAATTTACAATTTCATATGTAAGAGTAAAGTTAACTTCATTTCTATCTGGTTCGTTGTTAAATTCTAATTGTTGTACTACTACATTTGGGAAAAAAAAGTTAATATCGCTTTGAATTCGTGTTTCTAAATCATCCATTGAAGCATCTACTATATTTTCAAATAATAAAGCTCTTAAATTAGCACCAAAATTAGGTTTAAATACTCTTTCTCCCTTATTAGTAAGCAAATAATTTAACAAATTTGCTTTTGTTTGTTCCCTTGTTGTAAAAGTTGGTACAAAAACAGCATCTCCATTTATAGGAAACCCAAATCCAACCGCTCTACTAGGTTGAAGATCTATTGGATTCTTACTTGCTATTAATCTTGCCATTACTATTTTCTTTTACCTGCCATTAACCCTGCTATCTGACTCATATCTACTTCTCCAGGAGGTAAAGTACCATTTGCTACATCCATACCAGCTTGTGGTCTAAATGATTGAGCATTACTACTATTAAAACTAGCTGCTGTATCACCTAATATATTTTCATATGCTGTTCTTTTAGCATCTGCTGTCATTGTAGGTGTTTGTGGAACTTTTGGTGTATTACTTTCTACTATTGGAGGTGTATATGTTGGTTGAGTTATAACTTTTGGAGTTTTAACAGCTTCCAATAAAATTTCCTTCAATTCTTCTTGAATAGCCTCTTTAACGGCTTCTTTTATTAGTGTTTTTAACGCTGATGTCTTCATTTTATTTATAAATATTAAATTATTAAGTTTTTATTGTGCTTCTATTTCAAATTTCGCAAAGTTTCCTGATCCGCCCCCAAGTTGTCCATTCCAATTAGTTAATTCTAAAGTAAATTTAAAAATACCAGTACCAGTTTGTAGGGCACCATTAAAATATCCTGGGGTTATAGGCCAGTATTCAGGATCAAGTGGATTACCATTATAATATCCTACAGGATTAGTTTTAGTAGTTATAGTTTGCATTTGATCTGCAAATTGAGATTCAAACATATAACTATATGATAAAGCTCCTTCTTTAAATATTCTTAAAAATGCTGTTGAATCAGAAAAACCTCCATTACCCCCAAATGTAGTCATTTTTATTTTTATAGGTCTTACTACTGTAAAAGTACCTTCTAAATAAGGCTCATTTGGTGTTACTTCTGGTATTACAAGAGTTGGATCACTAAAGTAATATGCTGGTGGTAAAGGTGGGTCTACACTACCTGTTGGACTTGGAGGATCATCACTTCCACCTATTACTAAATCTGTATCAACTACTCCCATTGTTCCACCTGGTGTAAATTGAGAATCTGGTCTGTTATCAGTATATTCTTGTGTTCCAGATCCTGGTTTTCCACCTCTAACAGATCCTCCTATTGAAGCATCTCCAGATGTAACTGCTGGGAGTGCTAATAATTTTACTCCTTTTAAATAATTATCTAATTTAAATTTCATTTCTCTTACTAGAATAGCAACAGAAGTGCTATATGAATATCTACCTTGCCCCCCAGGGTCATTATATAATATTACTTCTCCTAAAGGAGTATTAAATTTAGTTCTTACAAAAATACTACCACTATTTTCTTCAGGGTTTGATGTAAAATCTCTTGTTGCTCTTATTTTTCTTGAAGGAAAGGGAAAATCATTATTAGGATTATTTACTAATTCTAATAAAAATCCTTTATAATCAAAAGGAAAACTTGCTATTAAGGCTTCTTCGTCTTCTATATTAATAAGTGGTATTGAATTATCACCTGATTGTAATAAAGCTTCATTTAGTTCACCAGCTACATTATTATTAATATCGTCAATATCTGTTTGGTTAACATTAGGACACTGATTTCCTAATTCTAATGTTGATTGAACTAATGATAACATAGTTAGTGCTGGTTGTACAGCTTGTTCTAATGAATTAACAGCAGTTATAGTTTGATTTAATACACCAGATACTTGTCTAACCATAGGAGCAACAAAACTAACTGTACCTTTACCAGCAACTATAACTTTATCTAATGTAACTAATGAACTAGATAATATGGTTAATACTTTTACAGGTAAAGCTACAGCTGGGGCTCCGAAAGCTGTGGGAATAGGAATTGCTTTAATTACTTTTACAGCATTACTAACTGAGTTTACTATTCCTTCAACACTTTCACCTGTTGTTTGGATTGAAGCTAATGGAGTTTGTAAACTAATTAATGCTCCTTTTAATTTATTTGAATTTTCAATAACTTTAGAAATTGCAGATTTAGCATTATCTATAGCTGCATTTGCTGATTCTATTTTATCTGCTGGGATAGGAGGTATACTACAAACATTTTCAGGAGTTAATAGTGAATTTAAATCAGGACCATTACCATTTAGTACAGATATAGGATCAAAAGGTAAGGCTGCAGGATCTATACCGGCTTTTTTTAATACAGTTAAAGATTCTTTAACTAACTTATCTTTCATTTGACTAACTGATTTTTGAACTCTGTCAGAATCCTTAATCATTTGAACTATTTGTTTTCCTATGACTTTTTCTAAACCCATTATTTACTTTTACTTACTGTAGATTTATATTTTCTTATTCTACCAATCATTTTTTGAGATTGTAATAATACTGATGTAGCATCAGGTATTAATGTTGCTACTGGTTTTTTAGGAGGAAATTCTGATATTGGAGTTTGTAAAGACTTAGACATTTTTACTAATTTTTTTAATAAATCTTCAAAATCAGCTAAAAAAGTATCTCCTAATATTACAGGTTCAGTAGCATATTTATCACCTAAATATATTTCTTTTGATTGTACAACTGTTTTCGGAGTATCAATATTTAAACTGTTTAAGGAATTAAGATTTATGGTGTCAAATGAACTTAATAAAATATTATCACTTTTAGCATTAAATAATATTCTACCTGAGTTAATTACTACTTGTTCACTATCAAATTCATTAGTAGCTGTAGGGGCACTAAAATATGAATTATAACTTTTACTAGCTACATCAATAGGTAAAGCTTGAGTTGATGTTAAATAAATACTAGATAAATCTGTATTAATATCTTCAACTTGTGGTACCCAAGGATCTGTATCTTCATCATGTTGTCCATTTTTTAGTATCATTATAGGGTCTCCACTTTCACCTACGCTAGACCATGGATTTGGAATAGGAGCATCTATTACAGTAGATCCTAGTCTAATAGTATTACCCCACCTACCTTGATAAATGTAATCACCTTCATAAGGTAAAAGATTTCTTACATCTAAACGTTCTTGAAAGGTATCTCCTAAGTCAATTTCGGTACTACCATCAGATACCCTTCTTACATTACCAGTTGAAGTTTGTTGATAATCTTGTCTTTGTGATTCTGGAATTGTGTCATCATTATCTATTGGATTTGGAATGCCATTATGATGAGTACTACTCCATATGTTGATAGATTGAAAATAATAATATGTTATATCATTAACATTTTTTTGTATATTGCTATTAGGCATAGACATAACATATATAATCTCATTCTTTAAAGGAATAGCAGACATATTAGGAAAAAGAGGTCTTGCAAAATTATCAGTTTCAAATGAAGGATTAGGGTTTGGGTTATCAATTTTATCAAAAAATAAACAACCTAAAGAGCTCCAATCCCCATATTTTTCAAATACTTTCTTTTCAGTTTTATCATCTAATATAGGATGTACTACCCTAGCAGCAAATATGTTTTGATCCTTGGGGTTAGCTATATGGTTCCTATATAAGGAGTTTAATCCTGATAATATTCTTAACATTAATCCTTTTTATTAATTTGTATTTTTTCCATTTCGGCTAGTAATTCTTCTTTTTCTGCTTCAGTAATACCTAATGCATCTTCACCTGCACTGTTATTAACTACTCTTTGTATGATAGTAGCCATTTTAATAAGAGCATCATCATTTTTTACTCCTATTTCCATATACTCTTTAATTAAAGGTACTATAAGAGTAGCATCTCCTATTTCTTGTACTAAAGGTTTTAATTCAGAAATTAAAGCTGTTACTTGTTCCGATTTTTTCTTTTGGTTAAGGTAAATTTCTTCTAAAATATCAGAAAATTTTTTATCCCCAAATACGATTGAATCTAGTTGGCTCATAAGTTTTATTATAAATATAACTAACTTAACCCTTTAAGCCTGGAAAATATCCATGTTCCAAATAAAACATATATTTTTCTTTAAATATTTTATGTAAAACATTTGATATTTTTGTTATTTTTGGAGTTTTAACATCAATCATTTCTCTGATATAGATGTAAAGGGCTTTTTTATTAAATACATCTATTTTATCTCTTTTTCTAAATAATTCTAATATAGCATCGGCAATTTGAGCATCATTACCTTTAGGAAAAATAGTGTATATTCTTTCAGTACAGTAATCAACAAACTGGTCTATAAAAATATATAATTTATCTTCATGTTTATATCCTTGATTTGATAATTCATCACCTTCAAATTCACCTTGTGTAACCTTTTCCATACTATCCTCCATTTTTTGAGATACAATAAAACCTGGTTCTGATGAGTCTAAATTGGAATAATTTGCTAAATCTGTTATTTGAATATTTTTAATTTTTTTACCATAGTTTTTAGTATTATATACTATTAACCATCTTTTTACTATAGTACCAAAATAAGAATAAGCTTTAGCACCATTAGTAGGATCAAATTTATGTATTTTAGATAATAAGAATGTTATTAATTCATGTTGTAAATCTTCTAAATTTTCAACTTCTGTATAATAGAATTTAAACGTATGTATTATGTTTTGAGTTAATTTATAAAATGGGTAGTGGATATAATCTTGATAAATGTTACTTCTTTCTTCAGGATCAGTTGAATTGTTATATCTTACAATTGCTGCTTCGGTTTCTTTAGTAAAGTATACTCTTCCTTTCCTCTCTCTCTTATTCCTCTCAATTATGTAATCCATTTATTCTTAGATTTTTTTAATATTAAAATCATTAAGAATTTCTTGTATTTGTTTAACTGTTTTGAAGAAAAATCCTATTTCATCGTCACCTTCAAATGAACCCTTAACGTCTATTTTTTTAATTTTTTCATCCGAAACCTCGATTACTCTAGATATATTATCTAAATATTGAAGATACCCTAAAAGAATATCTTCTTGTTTTTCATTTTTGCGTAATAGATTAATAGTCGTAAACCCTAGGACCACGACTATTACTGATAGTATTACTATTGTTATTATCATAATTTATCAAATAAATTTTTAAGTCCTTCACTCTTTATAGTATTTAAGGCTTTAGACTTAGTGCTAGATTTTTTATTTGACTTCAATGTATAATTCTTTTTTGGTTCATCCACGCTATTTTCAAATGTGTGTAACCATTCTTTTTCAAATTCAATTCTTGCAGCCATTAAATCAGCATGGTGTATAATATAAATTAAAGAAGTTCTTGGTTTTGTTTCAACCATAAAACTTTTAAAATATGATTCATTTGCAGGATCATATAAACCATCATGTAGTTTAATTGCTAAATGTTCGTTATATGATAATTTAATACCTGCTTGGGTTAGGAGAAAAATTGATCTATCTGGAACTGACATGTATGCTATCTTTTTATTAAATTGATACATTTCACCCATGTTCTTTTTTCTCCATTCATCTTTGGAAGGTATATGAGCATATTCATACCCATCACCCATTTTACCTAAATCATGATTAATAGCAGCGAATACCAATTCTTCAACAGTGTATGTGGTGGTATCTGCTCCCATTTTACCCCATATATTATGTAACTCTAAAGCACATTCTATTACACGATTAACATGATCAATATATCCTCCTGGAAAAGCATTATGATATGCCTTTTTATGTGAAGCAGGCATAAGAACTAATTCTTCTTGATGTTTTTCATAAAATTTAAACAGCAATTCTTTTCTTTCTCCTTTAATATATTTACCAATGTATCCTGTAAATTTTTCCCAATTTGATGATATTTTTTCTGCTGGTATACTCATAACTTTTATTTTATTTATTATCCGTTTCTTAATGCTGCGTGTTCTCTTTCTAATTGTGTCTCTAAATCTCTTAATACTAATTCTGTACTTTCGATTCTTTTAATAAAATCCTCAACTGGTTGTTGGGTTTTTACCATTGTTTTTAGATTTACTAAATTGCCCTGGATCTTGTTTGTAAGTCTGACAATTGTTTCTGGATTGCGTAGTGCCATATTATATTTATTTAATTAATGTTATGGGTATCTTTATACCCCCTTTATTCCTATATCCCTTATTCTTTCATTTCTTTAAATCCCTGTATATTGAATTTAATAAGGAAATTTTAGGGTTCCAAACTATTTTTTTAATTTTATTGATTTTTCTTTGATTTTGAGAAGTAGTGCGCATCTTTCATATAACTCATCTTGAATAAAGAATTCAATTCCCATATCGAGAGATCGATGAAAATCATCGTCAGAATAATGTTTTATTGCGTCTATATAACCCTTATTCTTTAAATCCACTTCAGATATATATGACCAAGCTCTATTAAATACAACATATTCTCCTGCATCTTTAATATCATTAATGTCAAAATCTTTATTAGTTTCTTTAAAAAATTTAAGGACTTTTGTATTAAAGTTTATATGATTTAGAATTAATTTTTTATACATACCTACATGAAATATAGGTTTTTCTTTTAATTCATTAAATGTTTTAGCAGTATTAGTACCATCAAGTTGTTCCCCTGGTATAAATAACCCAAATATATTAGTCATATCAATCATCTTATTATACATATCCTTCAACTCCATTTTTAATATATTTAGGTGTAAATTGTGGAGAATATCGGAGTCGAACCGATGACCTCTACGGTGCAAGCGTAGCGCTCTAGCCAGCTGAGCTAATTCCCCTTTTATTTATTGGTCTGTTTTGTCGCTATAGTATTGAACTTCGGATTCAACCATCTCATTATATAGTCTTTCCTTATCTTCATCTGTTAAACTTGCCCACCACTCATCATGTAATTGATTTAACTCTTCCATTGTAACAGGTTCACTACTTTTTTCAAAATTTTTATCACTCATTGTTATTTAATTTAATTTCTTGTTTATTACCATCTTCATCAGTATATTCTGCTTTACCAACTACTAAATTATTTTGTTTTTTCCCTATTTCATCTTTTGCCATATCTATAGCATACTTAACTCCTGCTGGGTATAGCTCTATAAATTTATCTCTACCTAATTGTCTATATTGTTTTTGTAATAACTTATTTAGTTTAAGACGTTGCTTATATTCATCATATGTTTCATCTTCGGATCGTTTATTTTTTAAATTTACACCCTTAAAAGGATTTTCTTTTGCATCTTCATATAGTTTCCTATTTTCTTCCATTTTCTTTAACATCTTATCTTTATACTCTTGGGTTCTAGGATCATCTTTACGCATTGTTAAAGCCTCTTCTCCAAAAGTAATTAATGTATCATCATTTTTATTAGCCATTTAATTTTTATTATAATTATACTTCTCTTTTATCTCCGTGTACTATTTTAACTGTTGGAAATCTTAATGATATTCCACCTTTATCATTTTTAGTTTCTTCAAAATATTGTACTGTAATTATCTTACCT